TTCATAGCAAAGATTAGTCCTGTTGGACCAGTCATTGGTTGAACGCCACAGATGTCGTATGCGATTAAGTTAGGCATAGCACGTCTAACTAATGAGATTAGGATTGGATCCCAGTTTGCTACAGCGGCATCACCCGTAATGTTCGCAATCTCACCTAGAAACGCTTTGTCTTCTTTAGCCGCTTTTTCTTGGTTTTCCAAGATAACAGCAGTTACCGCTCTTTTGTAAGGGTTATCTATTTTTGGTAGATCCGCATGTTCTAAGACCGGAGACCACTTTTCTTGTAAGTTTTGTGAATTAAACATTTTGTTTATCTCTCCTTATTTTAGTTTCTTCCGTAGATATCTCTACTTTTTCCCCTACTAATAGCAGCCGTATAACGTGCCATGCTAGATGACATATCCGTTACTGTGTTACCATCGTTGGAATCTTCGTTGACAGTATCAACATTCTCAGTTGCTGGTGCTTCTTTCTTTGTACCAAAGTAACTATCTTTAATTGTGTCTAGTTTCTTTTTGTACTCGTCAGCGCCTTCGTATGAGATGTCTTCTACTAATGATTTCATCTTTTCTTTTTCTGTATCTGCTAAACCATCTACAGTTTCTTCAAAGATTTCATCTTTAGTATAACCATCGATAACTTTTTTATCTTCAATAGATTTTTCAGTCATTTCATTAACTTTACTTTTGAGTTCTTCTAGTTCTTTCTCTTTTGCTTCCAGAACGTCATACTTCTCTTCAGGTACGTCAATGTAATGATCTTCAAATAATTGTTTTAAGCCACCAATAAAGTCTTCAGCGATTTCGCCTTTGATACCTTTTTCGATTGCTAATTCATTATCTGCCATCCATTGTTCAACAACATAGTTTAGGTAATTATCAACTTTAGTTGTTAGTTCACCTTTTACTTCTTCTTTTGCTTCTGCTAATTCATTTGAGTATTCACCCTCTAATCTTTCGATTTCAGATTTTACTTTTGATTTAACAGCCGCTTCAAAGATTGTTGCCGCTTTAGACTTAAATTCTTCTGATAAAGAACTGTCGCCAGATACAAGAGCATCAACGTCAGCAGATACGTCAATAGATTTAACTCTATGTTCTACTGCTTCTTTTTTCTCTTTATCATCTTTCTCATCTTCTTTATCGTGCATGCCTTCTTTTTTCTCATCATCTTCGCCGTTCATAGCGTTCATCATTTTGTGATAAGAAGCCGCGATTTCTGATTTTTTCTTTTTATTCATCATATCATACATCGCTTGGATCATGCCAGATTTAGTTTTTGGCATTTCATGCTCTTTTTCAGACATTTCTTTTTCGTCTTCGTCTTCTTTTTCGTCACCGTCATGTGCCGCTTCAGCCTTCATATGCTTGTCTGCTTGAAGTTTCTTCATTGGTTCTGATGGTGTAGCACCTTTCGTAGGAGCAGAAGCGTCTTTTTTGATTTTGTCTTTAGTTTTATCTTGCCCAGGATTATCACTTGGGGAAGTTACTGCTGGACCTAAATCTTCAAAGTCGCCCGCTTTTTGCATTGGTTCTGCTTTTCCGCTACCTTTAGTAGGTGCGTCATGCTGAGCCTCAACAACTCCCTCAGGAGCCTCAGAAACGATATTTTCGTTTTTGATTTCTTCAGCCATTTTTATATTCTCTCCTTATTATTTCGAAATAAAATTTGCGTATAACTATTTATTATTTTACTAATTTCTTCATAAAGTTTTCAAAGGCATGCGCCTCTGCTTTTGCTTTACGTTGTCTAGTTTCACGCTCTAACTGTTCTTGTATTTCAGAAACATCTTGTTCCTTGATAATACCATTGTCCCAAACCCATTCTTTGCCTTCCATAACACCGTTTACGAATGCCTGTGGCGCAGATGGATCTGCCACAATGTCGGCCGCAGTTGCTAGATAAAAATCGCTTTTTACATAGTTTGTGCCGCCTCTATTCTCCAAAGAACCCATGCCCCTGGACGAAACTCCTAATTGTGCGCCTTCATCTATAAGACTTTTGACAATCTTACCGTAAGGCGTATCTGTGATTTTTGCTTCACCAATGTAGTTACCTTTGCCATCGCCCTCTAATTTAGTAATTAAGTGTGATACTCTCTCTAAATTTACAGTAGGCCCATCTGGGTGCCCTAGTTCTCCAAAAGCACGTTTTCTGTCGATGAACTCTTTATTATAGCGATTGACTTCTTTTTCTAAAACTTCTTGTGGGTATACACGGCCATTTCTATTTTTGATGTTGGCTTGCATGAAGATACCCTTAATTTTATGAGACTTTTTACCATTATCTTCTTCGATAATGTATTGTGCCTCATTTATTTCTTCTCTAATTAGTTTCATGTTGCGTATGTTCCCCTTTAGTTCTATTTATCTTACCTGACTTCTAAAATCACTGAATAACTGTCACCATTCACAAAGTTATGTGTTGAGAATAGTATGTCACCAGTTGGTGTAGAAGCATTGTTGGCAATCTGTATTGCTGGTGTCTGTAAATCTATAGTGCCGGTGCCAGATAGAAAGAGTGCGGTTGCGTTAGTGTCACCCTCAAATAGTATCTCTACTGCCCCTTTCGGGTCTGTAGTATTAACACTATAGATAACTCTCGCAATCTTTGTAGAGGTTGACAAGTGGTTCAAAGACGCACTTGTCATTTTCTCTACTAAACTTTCACCTGTACCGTCAGATTTGTTGGTAAATTTCATTACCGTCTTACTTCCAGCAACGTCTGTGATGGTTTGACTAGTTACAGTATCAGCCATTATCTAGTTTGTCCTGATTGATTGTAGCCTTTTGCTTTAACTACTTCAATAATAAAAGTGCCTGTTACAGCACTTGCGTTGGTTATTTTAATATCACCAGTAACACCGGAACTTTCTGGATTTGTAATCAATGGTTGTTTACCATGAAAACCAAACTCACCAGAACCGTGTACTGATATTGCGTGATCGTCTGATGAAGCATCAAATAAAAATGCTACATCGCTTGTTGCCGCTGTAGTGTTCCATTTAATACTTCTTATGTGTAATGTTGGGTTAGACGAATGTCCTCTTAGTGAACTTGCGTCAACAACTGTTACAGCACTATTTGTGTCGTTATTGATTTCAAACATTCTTACTGTTCTAGTTTCGCTATCGACAAGATTTCTTGCGTTTACTATTGCCATTTTTACTCTCCTTTATATGGTTAGACCTGTTTCTTTTTCGAAATAAGTCTCAATATCTTTTGGTTGTACTCTATATTTTTTTGATACGTCTCGTACAATCTTTGGAAACGTAGTCAAAACTTTTTGCGGTTGCTTTGCCATCATGCCAAATAAATCATCTACTGCCTTCTTTACTTTAGGCGATAGACGTTTGTAGTTAGGGCTTCTTTTGTGTTCACCCTTTTCTTTAATCGTCAATTTCAGTTGGCTCAGTGTTAACATTTGTTTCCGCTTCTTGTTCTTTGTTCAATAGTGTACCTGCTAAATCTTTTCTTCTTTGATCTAGTTCAGTACCCACTTTATCAGATAGCGCCGCTTTAAAGGCTTTCTCTGCCTCTACGTTGTCGCCTGTGTCTAAAGCATCAATCATTTTCTTAGTATCTTCAATTGCCATTAGAATCCTCCGTCATCATCTTGTTTTGCTTTTGGATCAGGTATTATACCTGAATCAATTTCTTGTTGTATTGTTTCTCTTTCTCGTTCTATTTCATTGTCATTTAATTTAAGAATATGTTTGTTGACATAATCCATAGAGTATACAGTACCAATCATGCCATTATCTTTCATCGCTCTATAAATTTCCATGCGATCTTTGAACATTTCACTTTCTTTTATCTCAGCAAAATATCCATCATTGACATATTCATACTTAATCATTTGAGATAAACTATTTTCCCAATCTTCGATAGTGATAACACCTTTGAGAATTAGTTGAGTTTTCAGTATATCATGGAATAAAGTATTAAATCTATTTCTTAATCTACTGATAAACTTTGTAAATTTTATCTCGTCTCTATTTACCTCAGTTGATCTACCAAGTTGTAAACCACCTGCCGCTTCACTGTCTAATCTG